GCATATCTACTAATTCCCACTTCTCTGTTTTAATTGGAATAATTTGAGCTATTGGTGTTCCAGCAGGAATAATTCCCTCAAATCCCATTTGAAGGAAAAACGGCAGCTTGCCACCATTCATAGCGTAGTTAGCGTCAACAACTCCAGACATAGTTCTAAATGGAAGATCATCTCTATTCAAAGGGTGGGTTATTAATATGCTATAACCGTCTTCAACTTTAAGCACCTGCTTAGTAAGCCAAGAAAAATGATTGGAGTGATACCCCATTGGAATTGGAAGTCCAGGAAACATTGATTCTTCTCTTTCAACTACAAAAGTTGATGTGTAAGCGTCATTGTCAAAAAAGTTCCAAGAAAATCTAGGGCCAAGAGGTGTCTGCTCAACTAGAATATCAACTGGCGTTGGGATATAGTATCCAGTAAGAAACCCATCTAAAAATGGGGAACAAGTTTTTACTGTCATTGTTCTAGGACTTAAACTTAACTTATTGTTTGTAAATTTTTCTATTTTTTTATACCACTCAGGTATCACATTTTTTAAATAGCCTATAGGTTCAAATACTGGATGATACACAGCATAATATAGTTTTTTAGATTTCATTATCAACCATTTTTTTTAAATTAGCATACATCTCAAGCCCTATATTCTTTTTGTAGTTGCACGACAAACAGTATAGAAATATGTTGTCTTCAGAATCTTGATTAGGATAAAGAGAGCCCTGATCCATTGGGCATAAAAGCTCTGGAACAAGGCCCTCTTTTGATAAAGAGAGATACTTTGATACATATTGTATCTTCATCTATCCTACTTCTTTTCAGTTGTTGGGAATCGCAATAGCCATTCCTGCGCTTTTGGGGTCATGCCCTTCCAGCTGGACCAATCTTGACCGCCATTGGTCATGTAGTACGTTATCTCTGCGTTTGTTACTGGGTCGAATAACTCTGTGTTACTCTTTAGGTCGAATTTCTCAAGTCTTGTTGGACCTAAGTCTCCGATCATATTTATCTGGAACATTCCATAAGAATGATCTCCAGTTTTCTTATCCCCGTTATATGCAAGCGGTCTTCCGTTAGATTCACGCTTTGCTATGGACCAAGCTTTCTTAAGGCCTACTCCTTCGAATCCTACAGTCTTAAGTAGTAATACTAGCTCTTCGTCTGTAAGCATCTCAGATGGCTTGTAAATTTCTTTACTGAACTTATCCAAGACTTCTTGCTTTAGTTGGGCTTCAGTTTTCACTAAAGGTTTTACTTCTAAGGCGTTTATCGGCTGTACAGGAAACAAAAATAATGTTATCATTACAATTGTAACCAAGTTGTGAGCCAAATCACTTACCTGTTGTTTTATTTTCTCCATTGGCATTTCCTCCTCTAGAGATAACGAACTCTAATCATAACATTGTTAGCATAAGCCTGTCAAGCCAGTCAACTAGAATAAATATAAAGTATACGTGTATAGTTAACTAGTAATTATTTAAAAATATTTTTTTACGCTTCCCATATGAATTATTCTTTGGTAGAATAGGATCTTCACACTAAATTTAACTTAACCGCCAGGCGGAGAAACAGGTACTATAAATGTCTAAGACTATTGCAAACCCATACGAAAATTTCATTGCGTTATCAAGATATGCAAGATGGATATCAGAAGATAATCGCCGTGAGACGTGGGGTGAGACAGTAGATAGATACTTCGGCTTTATGTTAAACCATTTAAAAGAAAACTATAATTACATTCCAGATGAGAAGCTTGTTGCGGAATTAAAAAACGGTGTATTTGAAAGAAACGTCATGCCATCAATGCGTTCCGTAATGACATCTGGGGCTGCATTAGAAAGAGACAATGTTGCTGGATACAACTGTGCATTCTTACCAGTTGATTCACCACGTTCATTTGATGAGACCATGTATATCCTCATGTGCGGTACTGGTGTAGGGTTTTCTGTCGAGTATAAGTATATTAATAAACTTCCTGCCGTCCCCGAGTCATTAGAGAAGTCAACAACAGTTATCACGGTAGAAGATTCAAAGCAAGGCTGGGCAAAAGCATATCGTGAATTGCTTGCTTTGCTTTGGTCGGGACAGATTCCAGCAATTGATGTTTCTAAAGTTCGTCCCGCAGGCGCAAGACTTAAGACTATGGGTGGAAGATCATCTGGACCACAACCACTTATTAATTTATTTGATTTTACAATCGCTAAGTTTAAGAATGCTACAGGAAGAAACCTTAAGCCAATTGAGTGCCATGACATTATGTGTAAAATTGGTGAAGTAGTTGTTGTAGGTGGAGTTCGTCGCTCAGCAATGATTTCACTTTCAAATATTAACGATATTGAAATGGCGCAAGCTAAGTCAGGCAACTGGTGGGAAGCAAGTCCACAACGTGCACTATCTAATAACTCTGTTGCGTATTCACGCAAGCCAGAAATGGAGCAATTTATTGCAGAATGGAAATCTCTTTATGACTCAAAGTCAGGAGAACGAGGTATATACAATGTGGCCGCAGCTCAAGCCCAAGCAGCCAAATATGGAAGAAGAGATCCAGATATACACTACGGAACTAACCCTTGCTCAGAGATTATCTTACGTCCTTATCAGTTTTGTAACCTTTCAGAAGTCGTATTACGTGAAAAAGATACAAAGAAAGATATTGAGCGTAAAGTAGAACTTGCAACTATTCTTGGAACATGGCAGTCTACGCTTACAGACTTTAAATATTTACGTAAAATTTGGAAAGATAACACAGAAGAAGAACGCCTACTTGGAGTATCTCTAACAGGTCAGTTTGGTCATAAGTTTATGTCAGGCAAAGAAGACCTTGTTTCTTTAGAAGCATTTTTGATGAATCTTAGAGAATCCGCAAGAGCAAAGAATAAAGATGAGGCTGGAAAAATTGGGATTCCTGAGTCTGCAGCAATTACATGTGTAAAGCCATCAGGGACGGTATCTCAATTAGTCGGGGTATCTTCAGGAATGCATGCTTGGCATTCCCCATATTACATTCGTACAGTACGTGGCTCAAAGGGAGATCCAATCTCTACATTTTTGAAGGAAGTCGGTATTCCCGTAGAAGATGATGTTATGAAGCCAAACGATACATACGTATTCTCATTCCCAGTAAAGGCACCAGAAGGTGCAATTGTTAGAAATGATTTAACGGCTATCGAGCACCTAAACATTTGGATAGTTTACCAACGTGCATGGTGTGAGCATAAGCCATCAATTACAGTTTCTGTAAAGGAAGATGAATGGATGGAAGTCGGTGCTTGGGTATATAAGCATTTTGATGAGGTTTCTGGGATTTCATTCCTGCCGCATTCAGATCACTCATATAAGCAGGCTCCTTACCAAGAAGTAGATAAAGATGAATACGATGCACTTGTTGCAAAGATGCCAAAAGATATTAGATGGGAAGATTTATCTTTTTATGAGACAGAGGATGGCACATCTACAAATGCTACTCTTGCATGTAGTTCAGATGGAAATTGCGAGCTAGTAGACATATCTGCCTAGTATGGTAGAATTATAGTATTGGGGAAGTTCCCCAAAATTCTGGGCACACCGCCCAAAATGGAGATGATAAAATGGCTAAATTCAATAAGATGGATTTAAACAAAGATGGAAAGGTAACAATGACAGAACAGATTTTAGCAGCGCTTGGAACATATGCTCGTGCATTTCTTTCAGCAGCAATTGCTTTATATATGACTGGCAATACAAACCCAAGAGACCTTCTTCTAGGTGGCGTGGCAGCTGTCGCACCAGTAATTCTTAAGGCTCTAAGCCCAAGCAACAAAGACTTTGGATTTGTAGCAAAGGAATAAAATTTAATATAGATTAGAAGTGCCCTTATGGTAAAATATCCATAAGGGCTTTTCTAATTAGGGGTAACCGTGGCAGCGCAAAAAAACTTTGAAGTTGATCAAAATACTACTTTTTCATTTGTTATTGACTATACAGATAACAATGACTTACCTATAAATTTATCTGGCGCTACCGCAAAAATGCAGGTTAGAGACACAAAAGGCGGATCTAAATTATCATTTACTCTAACATCACCTGCTGGCGGAATTACAATTGATGGTCCAAATGGAAGAGTTACATGCACAATGACTCCAGCTCAAACAAGCAAATTATTTCACCCAAAATCTTCTTATGACATAATGATTACAGATTCAAACAATACAAAAACAAAACTTGTTGAGGGCTTTTTGACTCTAAGTAGATCGGTAACTATCTAATGGCAGAAAATAATGTAAAAATTACTGAACAGATAAATAAGGTTGTTATTTCATCAGTTGGCCCCCAAGGACCAAGAGGGAAGAGTATCCTTAACGGAACCACAGCACCAGCGGACACCCTAGGCATAGAGGGAGACTTTTACTTTAATACATCAACAAATGAGTTCTATGGCCCAAAGCTCTCAATCTCCACATGGAGCGGAGCTAACAAAATTGATCTTGTTACTAAAGAAGACGTAGCCTTTGTTTATTCATGGGAGATGTCCCAAGTTCAAGGACCAGTCTCTGGTGTGTATTCTGTAGCAATAAATCATAATTTAGGATTTAGTCCAAACGTAACCGTGATATCTAGCGCAGGCGACGTATTGGAAACAGGAATAGATTATAATAGTCTTAATAGTTTAACACTGACGATGGCCCAACCATTTTCAGGGACAGCGCATCTGTCGTAAAGGAGAAAGAAAATGGCAAAAAAATTCTTAGTTAGTTTAGACCTCAATAAGAATGAGTTACTAAATGCTAGAATCCAAAACTTAGGTGCTGCTCCATCCAGCCCAGTATCTGGACAGATATACTACAATACTGGATCAAATATTCTTTATTTCTACAATGGAACAGAATGGACACCAACCTCTGGATCTACAGAAGTAATTCAAGATATTATTGGTTCTTCTGTCCTAGCTGGAACAGCGTTAACAGCAACATATGACGACACAGCGGGTACAACAACATTAAAACTTAATGATACAGCCGTAACACCAGGATCTTTTGGATCACAAACAAAGATACCTACATTTACAGTAGATCAGCAAGGTAGATTAACAGCTGCAGGCGAAGCAGATGTAGCCACAACTCTTACAATTTCAGATGATACATCTGCAACAATTGGAATTAATCTTCTTACAGAAACTCTTGAAGTTAATGGCGGAGAAGGAATCGATGTAACAGTAAGCGGAGATACATTAACTATTTCAGCTGAAGACGCATCTGCATTTAACAAAGGTGTTGCTTCTTTTGCAACAACAGACTTTGTAGTAACAAATGGAAACGTAGCCCTTAACCAAGAATCAATACAAGACATCGTTGGCGGAATGGTTTCAACAAATACCGAATCTGGTATTTCAGTAACATACGACGATGCAAATGGAAAATTAGATTTTGATGTAGCAGATCCTACAATTACTCTTTCAGGAGATGTAACTGGTTCTGCAACAATGACAAATCTTGGTGATGTAACAATTACAACTACAGTTGCACCAAATTCTGTAGAGCTTGGAACTGATACAACAGGCGACTATGTTGCAAACATTCAAGGTACAGCAAATGAAATTACAGTAAGCCCAACATCAGGTGAAGGCACAACAGTAACAATTGGTTTGCCAGACGATGTAACAATTGGAAATAACCTTAACGTTCTTGGAGATCTTAATGTAACTGGGTCTATCAATGCAGTTAATACAACACAAGTAAATATTTCTGATAATTACATTAACCTTAACAGCGATATGCCAGAGGAAAATACTCCCTCTGTAGATGCTGGAATCAAAGTACACCGTGGCCTAGAAGCAGATGTTGATCTTAAGTGGAATGAAACCACAGACAACTGGACCCTAACAAATAATGGATCAGACTATCATGCTCTTGCAAGAAAATATGCAGCAGACCTTTCTAACGCTTCATCTTTAACATCTTTAGTTGTTACACACAATTTAGGATCAGACGATGTTACTGTTCAAGTATTTGAGACAGCAGGATCAAAGGCATTAGTTGAAACAGACGTTGAGCGTACATCTTTAAATACAATTACATTAAAATTTGCAACAGCCCCTGCAAGTGGAGCATATAGAGTCGTAATTACTGGTTAAGGAGACGCTAAATGTCAGTTAAAAGATTAG